ATATGAAATAACACAAAATGTTTCTAGAAGTAATCCTTATTACATAAAAGATTTAGATAAAAAATTAAAAAGTAAAAAAGGCAAAAAAAGAATATGAAAAATAAACTAAAACCTGTTGTCTTTGTCCAAGGAGAATACGCATATAATGCACAAGACACATCTAAACAAATAATGTTGTTAAAAGCTCTTAAGGTTACACAAGACCCTAATAAATTAAGGGAACTTATTGGTGTAAGAGCTGTTGCAGATGTTTATAGAACTCTAGATAAAATAGCCATGAGAAAAGAATACCATTCTGCACTAGCTAGATTAGGTATTTCTTTTGATTATATTGTTAAAAATATAAAATCTGAAATTGATGGTGGTGAAAAAGCATCAGATAGATTAACAGCACTAAAAATGTTGTTACAATCATTAGGAATGGATAAGTATGACGAAACAGCTATTGGTGGTGGTGGTTGGGAAGATGTTCTTCAGGAACTTAGAGAAAAAAAGGAGAAAAATGGAAAAGAAGATCAACCATCTTTAAAAGAATATAAAGTCGAAGTACCAGAAATGCCTGAAAGTGTAAAGAAAGCAAAAGAAGAAGCTAATAAAGACTCAAAAGAATTATATGACTAATGAGAAACCAAATGTAGAATTATTAGAAGATCCTAGATTTTATTTAGAGAACTTCTGTAAAATAAAAGGTAAAGAAGGGAAAGGATTAGTTCCATTTATTCTTAAACCTGCCCAGTTAGATATTTTTAATACAATGAGAAAACATAATCGAGTCATAATTATGAAAGCTCGACAAATTGGGTTCTCCACTTGCGTTACAGGATTTTTATATCATCAAACAATTACAACCGCTGGAGTTTCAACTGCTATTGTTGGTTATAACAATGACCTTACAGCTGAACTTTTAGATAAAATCAAAACATTCTATAGGACAACACCTGATTCTCTTAAACCAACAATTCACTATAACTCTAAATATGAAATATCATTCCCAAAGGTGGACTCAAAAATTCTAGTGCTTCCATCTACAGAAAACGTAGGTAGAGGTTATACGATTAATTATGCACTTTTAACAGAGGTGCCTTTTTGGGAAAAAGCAGAAGAAAAACTAGTAACTCTAGAAGCTTCAGTTCCTGTTAATGGAAAAATAATTATCGAATCATCACCTGGTGCTGTTGGTGACTACTTCCACAGAATGTGGGTATCTGATAATGATTATGTAAAGAAGGAATATGGTTGGTGGTGGAATTATTCAGAAGAAGAAATAGAAACTATTAGGAGGAGGATGAATAATCCTAGGAAATTTAATAACAACTACGCTCTTGAATTCCTCCTATCAGGTAGGTCTGTATTTACGAAAGAAACAATTGCTTTGCAAAGGAAAAATGTTCTAAAAGTTGGTGATAGTGTTAAGTTAGATAACGGATCAGAACACATAGTTAGAGAAGAAGAAGGGTTTAGAATATATAAACCACCAGAAGAGGGACATTTTTATGTAGCTGGAGCAGACTGTTCTGAAGGCGTTACAGGTGGTGACTATGCTGTTTGTTCAATCTTAGATAGAACTTCTGGAGAAGAAGTCGGTTTCTGGAGGGGTCATATTGCTCCAGATCGATTTGCTAAAGTTTTAAATAAATGGGGAAGACATTACAATAACGCATTACTTGTTGTTGAGGCAGAAGCTCATGGAAATGTTGTTTTGAATATCTTAAAAAATCTATTATATCCATCTTTATACTTTAGGCCTGCGAACTTTGATACAATGGGAAGCAAATGGTCAGATAAACTTGGTTGGAAGACTACAAAAGTAACAAGACCAATTCTTATTGACGAATTTGAACAAATGACAAGGGAAAATAATATTAAAATAAGGAGTAAGGAAACTGTTGATGAGATGACTGTTTTTATTTTCAATAATGCAAATAATATGGTAGCAATGGACAGTTATCACGACGACGCAATTTTTGCTACAGCAATTGCATGTCAAGGATTTAAGGTGATGTCCGATAAACCAATGACTCAAATTAATTATAATCAACATCTACCAGTTTCTGGTGGTTATTAACAAGGACTGTGTTAAAATAATATTATTATCATGAAACAAAAAACTAAAATAAGTAAACATCAGATATATAACCCATCAGATTTCGGTAAAGACGAAGTTGATTTGCTAAATAACTTTAATTTACAGATGGATGATGCAAGAAAATATTTCTTGAATGTTATAAAACCAAGACTTGATAGGTCTTATAAATTGTATATTGCTTATACAGGAGATAGACAATTAGAAATTAAAAAATGGCAGTCGAATATATTTGTTCCCTACACACAGGCGGTTGTAGAAACACTTATGCCTAGAGTTTTAGATGCCCGCCCAGAATTTAGTGTCCAAGGAAGGACATCAGAAGACCAAGCAAAGTCAGAAAAACAACAACAGTTAGGTGATTACTTATGGGAAATTTCTAGAATGGACAGTACAACAGAGGATGTTGTTAGATCATCACTTGTTTATGGTACTGGATTTTTACAAGCTTTCTGGAAGAAAGATGTACGAAAACAAAAATTCTTAACAACTAAAGATATTACAAAGAAACCATCATGGAAGGAGGAAGAAAGGACGTTTTATGATGCTCCTTGTGCTGAATGGGTAGATAATTATTCGTTGTGGTATGACTGGCATAATACGAAAAGAGAAAATAAACAATACTGGTTCAAGAGATTAGTAATGACAGCACCAGAAATTAGAAGAAAATATCCAGGAGCTGATCCAGAAAGGTTAGAACTAGCTTTAAATTCACAAGGTGGTGATTTGAATGATTATGCTTCTATAAGAAATCAAGTAAAAGAGAGTCGATCATCTATTGTTAAAGGTTCCCAATCGTTCAGTGTTTCATCTTTAGGTGTTGGTGACGATAAATATAATAGTTATGGAGATCCAAATCTTCAAATGTATGAGGTATTTGAACACACACAACCATTTGCTGATAAATATGCAGTCCATGTTGGTTCATCATATACACCTATTTTTGAAGGAGGTTCTATGCCTATTCCTTATGATTTTAAAGAGGCTGCTTTTATTGATTTTCCTTATCTTAAAGTTCCAGGTGAATTTGAAGGATACAGTTTGCCTATGATTCTTGAAAATCCACAGATAATGATGAATATGATTAAGAATCAAAGACTTGATGCGACAACATTGTCGATTCATAAGATGTGGATTGTTAATCCATTAGCTAATATCAACAAAGACGAATTAGTAACAAGACCATTCGGTATTATTTATTCTGTAGATCCTAATGGAGTTAGAGAGGTTCAGTTTAGTGATATTAAAGCTAGTGCTTATAAAGAAGAAGACCTTCTTAAAGCAGATATGAGATATGCTTCAGGTATTGATGACTTCTCAATGGGAGTTGGTGGTGGAGCTGGTTCAGCTACAGAAGTAAGACACTTAAGAGAATCGACATTAGAAAGAGTTAGGTTATTTGTTAATCACTTAGGTGAGGGTTATGCAACTTTGATGAGATACTGGATGGATATGTCTCGACAATTCTTTACTAAAGATATGGTAATTCGAATTGTTGGTGATGATGGAAAGGAAGTATTCCCATTGATTGAAAAAGATGACTTACAAGGACAGTTTGATTATAAAGCTCTTGTTCTTCCTTCAATTGCTGGACAGCAGGATATCAAAAAGAAACAGGATATGGATCTATTCCAATTGTTGATAAATCTACCATTCGTTGATCCACAGAAACTAACACAGAAGATATTAACAGACTGGAACTGGGCTTTAGATACGATAACTAAAGATGAAGCAGAAGTACCGCAAGAAATGGGACCAGACGGACAACCTTTAAGTCCAGAAGAAGCAGCAATGCAAGGTATGGGAGAAGAAGCTCTTCCACCATCACCAGCAAATGTAGCCCCTTCAACAGCAACTAGAAATATTTCACCAGAAATAGCAAATCAGGCGTTAGCAATGTTAAGAGGAGAAAAAGATCAAGCTTCACCATTTGCTCAGGCAGGATCACCAATTAATTTATTAAATATGAAAGGGGCGCCACCAACAGCACAGAGGTTACAATTAC